TCAAAACTTAGTTGCTGAATGGGATGCTTTAGTTACTGCTTATGAAACAGCTAAAGCTAGTGGAAAATCAACATGGTTTACTGTTGTTATTCCGGGTTTAAGTAAATCATTCTACTTTACTGGTGAACCAAGTGCTATGGGTGTTCCTGAAACAAGTGTTAATAGTATATTAGAAATAACTAATTACATTACACCAACAAATGCTCCAACAAGTGCTGATAAACCAACTCAATAGTTAAAGAAAGGAATTGAATATGAACACAAAGATTAAATTCACATATAAGGATGTTCCTTATACGTTAGAATATGATAGAGATATTATAAGTACACTTGAAGAAGCTGGATTTAGTGCTAAGGAGTTTGCAAATGCTCCAATGAAGAATTTAAATCTAGCTTTCAAAGGTGCTTTCTTAAAAAATCATAGAAAGACAAAAGATACTGTTATTGATGAAATTTATACTAATATGAAAGATAAAGAAAAATTGATAAATACTTTACTTACTATGATAGATGAATGTTATGCTACCTTATTTGATGAAGAAGATAATGAGGGAAACATAGAGTGGGATACAGTGGGCTTGAAGTAGACCAAGTATTAGGTTTAGAAAAGTCCGAAGTAGAGGCTATATCCTATACAGAAGCTTTTAGAAAAGCATGTCCGATATTTATGTTTTATGGATTGAGCTATGATGATTTTTGGCATAGTGACCCATTTAAAGCTAAGTATCAATTACAAAAGTTTAGATTAGAATTAAAACATAAAGATGAACTTATGTGGGAACAAGGGATGTATATATATGAGGCTATTTTACAATGCTCTCCTATATTACATCCTTTTTCTAAAGCTACAAATCCTCTACCATACACAGAGCAACCGCATTTATATCAATTGGAACAAGATGAAAAAGAAAGACAACAAGAAATCGAAAATGAAAGATTAAAAGCTCAATTATGGATACAAAATGTTGCTCGTATATTTGGAGAGAAATTTAAAGATAATGAATAAATACAGGAGGTGTATATATGGATACATCAATAGATACTTTAGTTATTGAGATTGAAGGTAGTGCTAAAGAAGCCGGTGGGGGTATAGATAGTTTAATATCTAAGTTGGAAAACCTAAAGGTAAAGGTTAATGAGAACTTAAAAGCTCTTGGTAGACTTAATAGTGCGTTGATACATTTAAACGCTAACTCAAAAGGACTAGGAAATATAAGTAATGTTGGAAAAGTATCTACAAGTACTAAACCAGTTGCTACACAAACTACAACATCAGCGGATAAAGCAAGTGATGTTAGTAAAAAAGCTAACGAACTTATTCGTCTTGAAAATACAATAGATAGAATAAATAAAAAACAACTTAATATAGATATGTCACCTATACAAGGGCGAATAGAAGAATTAAAAAATGAATTAAGTACTATACCAAATCAATATGACGTAATAGGTGATAGTGGTGCAACCGCTGGAGATAAAATAAGAAATATTTTTGGTAATGTTGGGGGTATATTTTCACGTTTAAGTTCTTTAGGTAGTGGTCTTGGTAAAATGTTTGGTTTTATTGGTACTGGTATAGCTAGAGGTGTTGCTTTACCTATTCAAATGATGAATGGTCAAATAAGGCTTGGCAAACAATCTATAGATGGAATGGGTAATTCTGTTAATAATTTAGTTAAAAAACTTAGGATGACTACTTTAGCATTACTCGGAACTCGTGGAGCTTTCACAGCAATAAGAAAAGCTGTTAGTGAATATATGGCTTATGATACAGCACTTGCTCAAACATTACAACAAGACTGGGCGATATTGGGTAGTTTGATTGCCCCAATACTTGAAAAGATAATAGGTTTGTTTAGTACATTAGTTGCTTATATTGCCACATTTGTAAAAATGCTAACAGGTGTTGATTTAGTTGCTAGAGCAAATAAAAAATCACTAGGTGGTGTTGGCTCTAGTGCAGGTAAGACAGCAAAACAGGTTAAAGAACTATCCGATGAGCTTGGTAACTTACAAAAATTTGATGACTTGAACGTAGTTGATTTCCCTAAAGATTCCGGTGGCTCTGGCGGTGGAGCTGGAGGTGGTGGGGGAGTAGGTGGTATAAAACCTCTTACTCTACCTGATATTGATACTTCGCCAATAGATAAATTATGGGAATACATAAAAGCAGACCGTTGGTATGCTTTGGGTAAGAATTTTGCCGATTTCTTTAATGGTTTACGAGATGGTTTAGATGGAGAACTTCTAGGTAGACAAATAGCTGGTGCGTTGAATACCGCTTTTGCTTTCGTTAATACGTTTTATGAAACCTATGATTGGAATAGGTTAGGTATAAAACTCGGAGATATTTTCAACTCAATGGTTGATAATGTTAGTTGGGAAGATATAGGTAAAAAACTAGGTAATAAATTAATGGCATTGTTTGATACTATATATTCTTTCTTAGATACATTCAATTTTGAAAACTTAGGGGCTGGTTTAGCTACAGGTTTAACCGCATGGGTTGAAAGAGTTGACTGGGGAAAAGCAATTGCTAGTGTAGGAAAAGGCTTAGCTGGTATTGTTAAAGCTGTTGATGGTTTTGTCACAACTATGGATTGGAGCAAACTTGCTCAAACAATTAGTACTTATCTTACAAATGGTTTAAATGGTATTAGTAAAGCATTACAAGAAATTGACTGGTTAAAATTTGGTGATGATTTATATAAAGGGATAAGTGACTTTATATCTAATATTGATTGGGGTGGATTGACAAGTAGTTTATTTGAATTATTAGGAACTATGTTATCGGGAGCTTTCCAATTATTGGTTACTACTGTGGGTCAATTGGTTTATAATGTTGTAACATCTATTTTCAAATATTTTGGAACATACATCAAAAAACAACCATTTGATAACATTGGGGAAAATATCATAATGGGTATTTTAGAAGGTATATGGAATATTGTTAAAAATATAGGTATATGGATTTATGACCATATACTAAAGCCTTTCGTAGATGGTGTTAAGAAGGCGTTTGGTATTGCAAGTCCATCAAAAGTTATGATGGAGATAGGTGGCTTCTTAATAGATGGTTTCTTAAATGGTGTCAAAGGTATTTGGGATAAAGTCAAGAGTGTATTTACAGGATTAAAAGACAAGATAGGAGAAACATTTACCAATATTAAAAATGGTATCAGCGAAAAAGTAGGAAATGCTGTATCTACTATCAAAGAAAAATTTAGTTGGACTAATATCAAAAATACTTTTGAAACTATGAAAAATAACATAGGAAGTAAGATAAGTGATATTAAAAACAACATAGGTAATAAGTTTTCCGAAGCTTGGACTAATGCTAAAAACGCTATATCAGAAAGTAAAGTTGGTAAACACTTTACGAATATTAAAAATAAATTACAAAATGTATTTAGTGGTATAGGAACTACAGTTGGTAATGCTATAGGTGGTAAATTTTCAACAGTTGTTAATAAAGTTATAGGGTTTGCTGAAAAAACTATCAATGGTTTTATAAGAGCTATTAATAAAGCGATAGGGCTTATAAATGATATACCGGGTGTTAAAATCAAAAAAATAAATGAGATTAATATTCCTAAATTGGCAACGGGTACTAATAACATTGAAACAGAAGGTTTATATCACTTACACCAAGGTGAAGCTGTTGTACCTAAAAAATACAACCCAGCTATAAATAATAAAGCATATAGTGAAAATAATGAAAAGATGCTTAGAAAAATGGATGATTTATTAAATTTATTGAATAATATGGAAACAACCAATAATGTTTATATTGGTAATGATAAAGTTCATAAGAGTACTGTAAGATTTATAAATAGAGAACAAAACATCTACGGTACTACAGTAATATAGGAGTGAGTTTATGGCAAGTAATTTTAGAGGATATTATATGAAGTGTAATGGATGTACTTTTCAAAATCCAAGTTTTAAGAGAGAAGGCTTTAAATTCGCTCCTAAACTTATTCTTGTTACTGATAGTGGTACTGTAGCAAGTGGTAAAGCTGTGTTTAAAGTTTTGCCTCATACAAGAAGAAAAATATGGTGTAGTTTTCCACCAATGACACCAGAGCAATTTAGAACGTATGCGGAAGCTTTGAAGTTTAATCAAAGTGGTCAAGGAATGAATTTGACTATTGAAGCATTTGATGAGATGACAAATCAATATGTTACAGATGTATATTATCATAATGATATAGTTTATACTCCTGTTACATATAATGGTCAAAGAATGATACAAATTGATGATTTTGAATTGATAGGACATTAGGAAGGTGATTATATGAATATATTTGATATTCAAGGTTTACTAGATAATAGTGCTACTATATATACCAAAATAGAAATATTACCTAAAGTAACAGGTGAAGAAATAATCACCTTGACTAATGAAAATTCAGTAAAAGGCTGGGTTTATAGTGATTTAAGAAATGTCGAAAAACAAGGTTTTATAGGTCAATTTGTAGCAAGAACTTTGGATGGAGAATTACAAGATATAGATGATGATTTCAACATTGAGGATAGAGAAATAATTTTGTATTTAGGTATTAATAGCAATCATACATCAGAACTTGTCACACAAAGTAATAACGAAATCGTTACACAATCTAATGAAGGTATTATAACAGAACAAGGTGCTGATGTATTAACATACTATAAATTAGGTAATTTCTTTGTGGAAAAACCTGAAAGTGATGAAGTAAGAGATAATACTAAGTTTAAATCAATGGATTATACCATTTTATTTAATTCTCCTTTTAACGCTGATTATACTGATAGTGAATACACTAAATCGTTTAATCAAAAAATAGCTGACAGTGAAAACGTAACAGCTTTATGGTTGGCACAATATGTGTGTAAACAGGTGGGG